TGCCATTCCAGCCCTGAACGCCAAAACTGGCGCATATTGGGTTGCTGAAGACGGCGCACCGACTGAAGGCGCACCGACTTTCCGTCAGGTCACAATGGCCCCAAAAACTGTTGGCGCATATGTCGATATGTCCCGCAAGCTGATGATCCAGTCTGATCCATCGGTTGAGGGCATTGTTCGTTCCGACATTCTGTCGCAGATTGCCGTTGCCATTGATGGCGTTGCAATCGAAGGCGGTGGGTCAAACGAGCCAACTGGTATCACACAGACTTCCGGCATCGGTTCGGTGGCTATGGGTACAAACGGCCTTGCACCAAATTGGGCATCGGTTGTTCAACTGGTTCGGGAAGTTGAAATTGACAACGCGGATGTCGGTTCTTTGGCGTTCTTGATGAACCCAAAAACAAAAGCCAAAATGGCAAACACTGCGCGGGTTGCCAGTACTGACAGTCAAATGATCCTGAATCAGCCTTGGAATGACCTTTATGGTTACAACATGGCAGTTTCAAATCTGGTTCCATCCGATCTGACCAAAGGTTCAAGCAGCGGCGTTTGCTCTGCGATGATCTTTGGCAACTTCAACGATCTGATGATTGGCGAATGGGGCGTTGTTGATGTGAACATTGACGACAAGTCGCTTTCGACCACTGGTCAAGTTCGCTTGGTTGCCTTCATGGACGTTGACGTTGCTGTGCGACACGCGCAGAGCTTCTCAGCCGTTCTTGATTACCTGACCACTTGATGATGGTTCGGGCGGGGCTTAATCGTCCCGCCCAACTTTCAGGAGATTTAAAAAATGCCTAGCATTAAAGTCACACGCGCAACCGCAATCGGTGGTGTTCATATGGCGGCTGGTACTGTTGTTCCTGACGTTGATGAAAAGGTTGCAAGGGATTTAATCGGAATGGGTAAAGCCGTTCCCGTTGATGCCTCTCGCAAGCCGATTGAAAACCGCGAAGCTGAAAAGAAACTGATGACTAAAAGCGCGGGTGCGCTGAAGAAGGGTGGAAAAAATGGCTGTTGAATCTGCCGCTGACCGCGCAGCGTTTTTTGACGTTGACGATTTTGGCGTTGCTGGAAACTATAATTCCGGCACGACGGTCAACGGCATTTTTGACAACGAATATTATGGCGCGGCTGAAGGTGGCGAAGTGAGTCTTGAAAGTTCAAATCCTGCATTTCTCTGCCGATCCGCTGACGTTCCAAGCGCGGCGCATAGCGACACGCTGGTGGTTAATTCGGCAAGCTATGTTGTCATTGGCGTTCAGCCGGATGGCACGGGCATGACGGCCTTGATTCTGGAAGCGCAGTAATGGTTAAGAAATTATCGCGTGATAACCTGTCAACGATGCCAGCGAAAGGCTTCAATGTTATCGCATACGGTTTTGAAAGGTTGCCATAATGGCGCACGTTAAAAAACAAATACGCGATACAATCAAAACAACGCTTACGGGTTTGGCAACCACGGGCGCGAACGCTTTTGACTCGCGGGTTTATGATCTGCAAGCAAGCGAACTTCCGGCCCTGACGATCTATCCCGGCAGCGAGTCGGTGGAATATCTGACGCTGAATCGTGGTTCAAGATCGAAGGAACACACGTTTGAAATCGGCATCGATGCGGTGGCAACTGGAACTTCCGGCCTTGCCGATACGCTTGACCTGATCGAAAAAGAAGTTGTCGTTGCGTTGTCTGCCGATCCTACGATTGGCGGATTGGCGCGGGATTGCTTTTTTGTATCAAGTGAAAATATTATATCAGGCGAAGGTGACAAGCCGTCAGGTATCCGGCGCATGGTATATCAAGCGGTGTTCGTGACGCTTGAAACTGACCCTGAAACTGCACTATAAAGGAAACGTGATGGCAAAAGTTGTTGCAATGAAAAGCCCCGCTGGTGGGTCTAGCACTGTTATGGTGCCGGAAAATTCAGTGGCTACAATGGAAAACCGGGGCTGGACTGTTGCCGCGCCAAAGGTTTCCGCAAAACCGAAAGTCAAGTTGAAGCCAGCAACGGAGGAAACCAAAGATGGCTAATCATACAGGATTGGAAGGCACCGTGAAAATCGGGGCCAATACAATCGCAGAAATTCGTTCGTATAACTACAGCGAGTCGCATGACGCAATCGAAGATACGGCAATGGGCGACACTGTTCGCACATTTAAGGCTGGCATTTCAAGCTGGTCTGGTTCGGTTGATGTCTATTGGGATGAAACCGACACAACGGGCCAAGGCGCAATGACTATCGGCACTGAAGTGACCGTGAATTTTTATCCTGAAGGCGCAACGACCGGCGATATTTACAAGACCGGTTCAGCCATCGTTAATTCGCTGGACACTTCCGCCAGCCTCGACGGCATGGTTGAAATGTCTGTCGGCCTGACGGGCAACGGCGCGTTGACAGAAGCAACCGTGTCCTAACATGGCGAAAAATCCGAAAGCTGCCCGTGATAACCCAATATTATCACGGGCAAAAGATCACTTTGAAGGGTTATCCCGCGAAGTGATTGAAGTACCGGAGTGGGGAGTCGAGGGTGAACCGCTTCGGATTTATTACAGGCCATTCACGATTCGTGACAACCAGCAAATCTATGGGCGTCACAGGAATGATCCAAACAATCCTGAAACGCTGATTTCAGTTATCATCCAAAAGTCGGAAACTGAAGAAGGCGACAAGATGTTTTCGCTTGATGATAAGCTGGCTTTGCGCGATAGCGTGGACGGTGAAATCATTGCCAGAATCGCCAACGATATTATGGGCGCGGCTGGTGTTGAGGAAGCGGAAAAAAACTAAAAAGCGACCCGTTCAAATATGCCGTTTTTCTGGTGGCGTCAAAACTAGGGAAGATGATTGGCGAAATTGAAGAAATGCCTGTCGAAGAATTATTTGAATGGGTCGCGTTTTTTGAACTAACTGGACCGCAAGGGGCGAACAATGACGGCAAAAATAAATCCAGTTAAGTTCGATATAAGGGCCACTGATAAAACGAAAAACGCCTTTCGTTCTGTTCAGGGCAATGTAAAAAGAACCAAAACGGCTTTTGCTTCATTGGCTAGGGCTGTCGCCCCCTTGGTCGCGGCATTTGGTGCGGCGCAAATGGTTCGCGGCCTTGTTGGCACAAATAAAGAATTTCAGAAATTACGGGCGACACTTGTCACGTTTACGGGATCGGCAAAGAACGGCGAAAAAGCGTTCAAAGCCCTGACGCGATTCGCAGCGTCAACGCCGTTTGCCGTTAAAGAAGTCACAGAAGCATACAACACGCTTATTTCAAGGGGCATAAGCCCATCCATTGACCAGCTTAAAGTTTTTGGCGATGTTGCGGCGGGTTCTGGTAGGTCGTTGACGCAATTCGCCCAGGCGGTTGCGAACGCGACAACGGGCGAAATGGAAATGCTGAAGCAGTTCGGCATTACGGCGCGGGTTGAAAGTGACAAACTACGCGTTTCGTTTGGCGGTAATTCAAAACTGATCGAACGCGATGCAAAAAGCATTGTTTCTGAACTTGAAAACATAGCAAAAACCAACTTCGCCGGGGCTACGGCGCGACAAGCCGCAACGCTTGATGGCGCGTTTTCAAATCTTGGTGATTACGTTGATATGTTCGCCTTCGCTATTGGCGAAGCTGGTCTGAACAAAGAAATCAATAAAACAGCGCGGTCGATGGCGGCTTGGATTTCTGCAAATAAAGATGTGACAAAGCAGATTTCTGGCGCGTTGGTTTCGGGGATTCAAGCGCTGTCGGCTGGTGCTAAGTTCGTCGCGGAAAACTTCGACTTGATTTCGACCGCTGTCGCAACTTTTATCAGCTATCAAGTCGCCAATGTGATGATCGGGGCGGCTGTCGCAATTGGCGGCTATACAAGGGCGCTTATTCTTGCAAGCAAAGCCCAAAACATTCTGAATCTGATCACGACTCGCATGGGTTGGGGGTTGGTGTTGAAGGCGGCTGTCGCAATTGCTGGCGGCGTTGCGACTTATCAGATTTTTGCCGAAAAAGCTGACAAAGCCACCAACGGGTTGATTGATGCTGTTAGCGATTTAGATGGCGAATTGCCAAGCCTGAATAAAGGCTTGAAAAAAGGTGCGCAAAGTTCGAAGGACTTGGCGAAGGCGCAAAAAGAAGGCAAAGCAATAATTGAAAAGCTTTTGCGTCCGACTAAAAAATATTCGCTGGAAATGGGCAAAATTCAAGGCATAATGAAGCGCCACGGCTTCACGATAGCTCAATTTAATCGCGCCAGCAAATTGACCGCCAGACGATATTTCGGAATCTCAGACGGTGCGCGTGACGCGGCGGAAAAAGTGGATGATCTAAAATTTGCCATGCGCCAAGGGTTGATTGCACAAGATGAAGGCACGGCTGCGCTGCGGCGGTATGAATTACAGCTTGTGAACGCGCAAGCCGCACAGGAAAACACGTTCGGGGCTGGCGCACGGGCTGGCATGGCGAACTATTTTGACG